GAGGATGAGGTCGCGGGTGCGTGTGTCGCGAGGCCAGAGGGTGACGACGGGGGAGCCGTGTGCGTGGCTGAGTTGCCACTGGTGCTCGCGACAGTCGTAGAAGTCGATGCCGGTGGAGTGATCACCTGCATGCACGACGGTGAGGTGAGGGTGGAGAGGGGTGTTCAATGACGAAATCAGAATGCGGAATGCGGAATGCGGAATGCGGGATTCGCCATTTGTGTTTCGTCATTTCACTTCACCGCAGCGAGTTCACAAACGCGGTGTGATGCCGGCGGATCTCGGCGCGGGCGGCGGCGGCTCCGGCGTGGAAGATGGCGGAGGCGAGGCAGACGTCGGTGTCGTGGTCGGGGATGCTGACGCAGATGTCGGGGAAGTCCTTCAGCACGAACTGCTGAAACCCGCGCAGGTCGGCGTCTTCGCCGAGGGACTCGAAGCCGAGGCAGTCGAGGAGTTCTTTGGTGGTCTCGTTCATAGGGCCGAACCTCTTTGAGTGAAGGGTTAAGGGTTAGGAGTGATGGGTTGTAAAACCCGGCGCGGCCCCAACCAAAAGACCGCGCCGGGTGAACCACGCAGCAAGGGCCTGCGCTGCGCTTGATCGGTTCAAAGTGTCAAAGGCTCCGGCGCGAGCGTGTGCTGCGCGTCGTGCCGGTAGGTGTGCAGGATGCGGGGGATGTGATGACCGCGCTGCGCATGCAGCCGGGCCTGCGCGACCCAGGCGAAGTCTTCACCGTAGTTGCTGTCGAGGAACTGGCAGTGCTTCACCTTGCTGCGGCGCCAGGCGCAGACGTGCCAGGCACCGCGGGTGATGCGTTGATCATCGGGGCCGTCGAGGATGAGCTTTTCGTCCTTGGCACCGGCTTGGAAGACGACGGTGAAGGGTTTGCCGTTGTAGATGGCTGATTGCTCGAAGGTGATGACATCAGCTTCGGGCGTGGTGAGAATCGCGGTGACAAGGCTGCCGACGTAATCGGCGGACACATCATCGTCGTCGTCCACGAAGGCGATGAACTCGCCGCGGGCGGCATCGAGCAGGGACTGTCGCTTGAGTCCGATGGAGCGCGAGCGATTGTCCAGCAGCACGAGGTGCTCGACGGCACCGGGCAGATTCAGCTCGGCGATCTGTGCCTCGATCTTTTCCCGCAGTGCGTTGGTTTGCGCGGCGCGGCTCCAGACGGAGGGGGTGAGGATGGAGAGGTGGGGCACGGGGGAAGGGTGAAGGGTGAGGGGTTAAGGGTTAGGAGTTAAGGGTTATGGGTTAGGGGGCACGGTGCGGACTTTTTGGCCGGTGAGGTGCTCGTAGATGGCGGCACCTTCGGCGTAGCGTTCGGGGGAGTTGTGGGCGGCGTAGATTTCGTCCCAGCCTTGGCCGTTGTTGAAGAAGGGGTGGTGGTGATGAATGACGATGTGGCGCGCGTCGATGATGCAGTTGTCGCGGAAGGCGCAAAAAGAATGATAGTTGTCCGAGAACACCGATTTGAAGTTCGGATGCAGGAAATAGCCCTGCTGCTTGTAGCGGGCGCGGTTCATGACAGCGAGGCACAAGAGGTCGTCGGTGCGGTGGCCGTCGCTCACACGCAGAACAGCGGGGTCTTTGCATCCACCAAACGCGTCGATGAGCATGCGGTCCCAATGCACCGGTGGATCGAAGTCGTCGTTTAGCTGGACGAGAATCTCCCCATGCGATGCCGCCGCTGCGAGATTCCACGCGCCGACGCTGTCACTGCGGTTGAACTGCACCACGTGCCGGTAGAGCACGAGCGCGCGGGATTTTTCATCGTCGGCATCCATGGCAAAGATGTGCTCGATGCTTTCAGGATCTGCGGCGCGTTTCAGCCAAAGCGTGCGCGCACGGGCCGCCTGCTCCGGCCTGCCGCGCGTGGCATGCAGCAGTGAAATCGCCGCGCCGTGACTTTTGAGGTGATTGATCTCATGCACATCACCGCCGACCTTGTCCCCGTTCGCCCGCAGGGCCATCGCGTGCAGATTCACGCCGCACCAGCCGTAATACATCTCGCGTTGATTCCAGAGATAGCCCTCGGGGCGCGGCAGCGCGAGCATGGCGCGCGTCCACGCCAGCATCTGCGCGGGACGATCAAGCGCGATTTCTGTGAGCGCCATCTCACCGTAAGCCTCCCGCCGCTCGGGACAAAGACCGATGGCCTGCAGCAGCAAATCCGCGCGGCCTTCCGGCTGCTGGTTCATCTGCGCGAGCGCGATCATGAGCTCGTATTTTTCCGGCGGCTTCAGCTCGTTCGACCGCTGGGTCAGGGTCTCCACCGCCAGACGCGCGGCATCTGCCATGCGCCCCAAGGCGCGCCACGACTGGAACAAATGAAACGCCTGTCCCGTGGTGCGCTGGTCCGCCGTAATGGAATCCAGAATGCGCGCGTTGCGCTCGTCATTGGCCACACGACCGGCGCGCACATCAGGCCGGTGCTCAAACGTGGCACCGGGGATGCGCACGATCTTTTTCTGCGCATCGTCTCCAAACTCCAGGGCCTCATGGATCGGATAAATCCAGCGAGCCGAGCCGCGCCGGATGATGCGCTCTTTCCACACGCTGAGCCCGTCCTCGGGCACGTTGTAGTGCAGCGCATAGGCCACGACGGGATCCGGCGTGTTTTGGATGGCGCTCTTGATGGTGGCGATGCTGGCGTCGTCGATGATGTCGTCCGTGTCCGCCCACACGACCCACTCATGCGAGGCGGCGGCGAATGACTCATTCCGTGCGGCGGCGAAGTCGTCCACATGCGGCCACTCCGCATGCGCGGCCGAGTTGCGATATTCGCGCGAGATGAAGGGCAGGCCCAGCACGTCACAAACACCGCTGGCAATTTCCAATGTATGATCGGCCTGCTGGAAACCCACGGCGCGGACCATCACGACCTCATCGACCAAAGGAGCAAAGGACCGTATGAAACGCTCGATGTAGCGTTCGACATTTCCAGCGATGAAGCAAAGCGATAATTTCATGATCTTGGGCGAGTTGCTAAAATAAAAAACCCGCGCCGGTGGTGCTCCGAACGCGGGCGGGATTGCTCCCAGAGTGAACGGACTGGCAGCCGCACCATGACTGCCAGTCCGTGAGTGAGGGTGTCGATTAAGGCACCGTGGCGATCTTCAGGCCGGGAGTGAGACCGGCGGCGTAGCCAAAGAGGCATTCGACGCTGGCATACACCTTGCCCGTGCCGCCGTCATAGTAGCGACGGTAGCCCATCGAGATGCCGCTGGCGGGATCGGTCAGGGTTTCGAGTCCCTGATAGACGCCGTCAGGAACGACGGTGTTGATGTTGCGCATGGCGACCGCGATCGCATCCGGGTGGCAGGCGAAAGCCGTGAGGCTGATCGAGTTGAGCGGGATGACGTTCGACTCATAGACATTGAAGCCCATGAGACGCGGGATGCGGCCCTCGCGAATCGCCTCGGCGCCGCCATAAGCGTAAGCCTGGTTGATGGTGGAGTCGCCGAGCAGGGCATCGTGCGTCTCGGTGTCGAGCACGAGCGAGACCTGTGAGAGATCCACATTGGACTGCGAGAGCTGCTTGCGCAGCGCGCGCACCTGCGTCTTGCTCCAGTTGGAGGCGGCGGTGGTCACCACGGCCGCGCCGAAATTCGTCGTGGTGATGACCGACCAGATGTCCTGCAGGACGATCTTGGCGAGCGCCTGCCCCTGCTGACGGGCGAAGTTTTCGATCTTCGCGGCAGAGCTGTTGAGCTGCTGCACGTCCGTGAGGTCGATGGTCTGGATGCGGTGCTTGTCCAGGCTGACGGTGATGGTGTTGACCGTGCCACCCGTGCCCGTGTAGGACTGGTTGAAGGTCGTGGCCGTCACGGCGTCGATGCGAGGCACGTAAACCGCGTTCCCGACGGCAGCGGTGGCACCGGAGAGATCACGGGAGAAAGCGCGCAAGGGCGCCAGAGTCGCGACGAAGGCGTTCAGCACGTCCTGCGCGTAGATGGAGTCATTAAAGTTCAGAGTCATGGTCGTTGGTGGATGAGTTTATTTCTTGTAGATTTCACGTTTAAGCTGCTCCTCGTTTTTGAGGTAGAAGGCGCGCTTTTCAGCGCCGTTCAGCGCATTGAATTGATCGATCAGCGATGGCGCTTCTCCGACGGGCGCGGGGAGCGCGCCGAGCGCATCCGGGCGGAGCCCGTGGCTGGCGGCGATCTCGGCGGCGCGTGCGGCGAGCGTCTTGTCATCGGCTTCGAGCTTCGCGATCTCGGCGCGCAGTTGGGCCACCAGCTCGACGGAGGACCGGAGCGTGGTGTTGGCGGCTTCGAGTTCGGAAATTTTGGCCAGCGCGGCGTCGCGCTCGGCGGTGAGGGCATCGACCTGCGCACGGGTGGCGCGGGTTTTCTTCAGCGTGGCCGTGGCGGCGGCGAGCAGATCGCTGTCGCTCATGTTGGCGGCGGGATCGGCCTCGGCGGCGGGCGTTTCATCGGCGGACTCAACGGCGGGAGTCTCGGAAGCAGGCACGGGCGTTTCTTCGACGGCGGCGGCGGCCTCGGGAGCGGCGGCGGGCGTTTCTTCAGCGGCCTGGGGAGCGGCGGGAGTGGATTCGTTTTCCATGCTCGGCAGCGCGGTGTCAAACAGCGCACGCGGGGCATGCGCGAAGCGGGAGCCGAAGGAAGCGGAGGCGGCGAGGGCGAGGGTGTCACTGACGCTGTCCACAAAACCCTTCGCGGCGGCTTCCTCGCCGGTGAGCCAGGTCTCGGCGTCCATCATTTCCTCGATCTCCTCGGGGTCGATGCCGGTGCGTGTGGAGTAGGCGGAAACGAGCGAGCCTTTCAGCTTGTCGAGAAGATCCGCGAGCTCGCGCATGTCGGCGCTGTCGCCAATGGCGACGCCGGACGGGTTATGGATCATCAAATACGCATTGCGCGGCATCGTGACCGTGCGGCCCGCCATGGCGATCACGGAGGCCATGGAGGCCGCGAGGCCTGCGATGGTCACATCGACATTGCCGCGGGACTTGAGCGCGTTGTAGATGGCAAGACCGTCGAAAACCTCACCGCCGGGAGAGTGGAGGGAGAGAGAGATCGCACGCGCAGCCGGGATGCTGGCGAGTTCACCGAGGAACTGTTTGGCCGAGACGCCCCAGGCTCCGATCTCGTCATGGATCGAGACCTCGACGGGCGCGGAGTCGGATGCAGCGGCGCGGATGGCATACCAAGAACGGGAAGCGTGGGACATGCACGGGCGCGCATGTCAAAAAAGAGTCAAGGCATTGCCGCCGTGGCGGGCGCGGCTTTCGTGGACCAGTCGGGCATGAGATCGGCGAGGCCGCCGGTGAGCCCTTTTTGCGCGGCGACGGCGGCGGCGTGGGCGATGATCTCGGCCTGAAGTTCGATGCGTTCTTCCCAGTCGTTCCCGGCCTCGGCGTAGAGATCCGCATGGGTGAGAGCGCCGACTTTCAGCGCGGCGATTTTCCCACTCAGCTCGCGGCCGCGATCAATGGTGAGGTCGCTGCATGGGATGGCGATGTGCGTCCACCACTCAGGATCATCCGGGAAAGGCAGCGCACCGCGGGCCATGTCCGTCCCCATCACCCAAAAATAGTGTGCCTGGACGGCAGTGAGCAAATTCAGCAGCTCGATCTGAATCCACCGCTGCAGTTGCGCCATGTGGAAACGCACCTCGGGGCCACCGGCACCGAGGATGGAGAAGGTGACGGACGGCGGCAGGCCGATGCCGAGGCTGATCTTTGAGAGCAGCGACTTGTTGAACTCGCGCTCGTTCGGGCCGGGTTGATCGGACTCGACGACACCGAAGTCCTCGCCCTCTTCCAGCGAGCCGAGGCCAGTGCGTTCGGTCACGGCCTCGACGGAGACGAGATTTTGCTGCGCGGCAGTGGTGCCGTCGGCGTTCGTGCTGGTGACGCTGCTGCCGGTCTCGACGTGCGGGGCCTGATAGACGCCGAGGCCGAAGGGCTGCGAGTTAGCCTTCTGGCGTTTGCGGTAGATACCGACGAACTGGCGGCGTTTAATGCCGAGCTTGGAGTCCAGGTCGATCTCGATGATGTCGTGCAGATCGTTGATGGCATGCGTGAGGCGCGGCATCGGCCGCACCTCGGCGCTGTCTTGAAAATCGCCGTAGTAGATGGCGTCACTGGCGCGGATGGTGGTGCCTTTTTCGCTGCCGTCGAACTTCGAGACGAGGTTGTAGCCGGTGTGCGCGCGGAATTGGTCGTAATAGACGCCGTCATGGAAACCGTCTTTTTCCTCGCGTGAACCGCTGTCGATTTGATGCGATCCGTAGAGCAGCACCTGCCCTGCCCCGCTTTGCGCATAGGAGAGAGCCGTGAGCACATCGCCATCACGCAGCGCGGCACGGGAAAGCGCGATCTGCCAGCGTGCGTGGTTAAGTTTGCGCGCCGCGTCGAAGACGGCGGGCGATTTGATGCGATTCTTCCAATGGCGGTCGGCGATTTTGTTCCAGGCCTTGTCCTTGGTGGCAGGCTGCAGGGTGTAGTAGCCGATCAGGTTCGCGAGACCGTTCACCAGAAAACGCGCATAGCCGTCATTGTAGCAGAGCCAGCGCGATTTCCGCAGGACGGTTTTGCGATTGCCACCCGTGAGCACCGCGCCCGGATCGAGCGGCGCGAAGTTCATCTGCCCGCGGTTCGGCGTCCACCGCGCGGCCTCGACGCCGAGGTAGTTCAGCACATCCGCCGGCCGCGAGGACGTGCCCGTGGCGCGCTGCAGGTGCATCTGCGCGGCGTGCTGCTGCTCTAGGGCGCGGGCTTTTGCGCGCTGGCGGGATCGGTGGCTGGACACGGGGGGAGGTGTGATGAGTTAGAAGTGAAGAGTTAGGTGGATGTGAAGCGCGTCGAGAAATCGAGCTTCACGCCGTTCGCGGGCGTGGCGCTGTGGCCGTCGAGGTGGTTCAGCGCGGCGCGGCATTGGGAGAGAAATTGTAGACGCTCGGCGGGTGAGGCTCCGACTTGGAAGGTCGTGCTGTGATTCTCGAATGAGACGGCGGTGACGATGGTGGGCTCGCGCACGTTTGCGAGATGAGCGCGGAAAACGGCATCCCGCGCCTCAATGATGGAGGCCCGCGTGCATGTCTCGGCGAGAAGTCGGACGATTTCGTCAGTCACACGCGGGCGCGTGAGTCAAACGAGGGACCGCGCTGCGCGCGGAATGAGGAAGGACGAATTACCTCCCCAGCGTGCGCAGAATGGTGTCCGTGGTCTTTTTATCGAGGTCGCTTGATACCAGTCCAAACTTTCCGCCACGGCCGCGCACGACGTAGAGGCCGCACTGCTGCTTGATGTGATCGACGGCGGCGTGGTGATTGGCGAAGGCACATTTGATATAGGCGAGCGGGTGCTCGGGGTGGCCTTCGTGCCACTTGGGATCGTTCCACGCGGCGATCATCTCGGCGGTCTTGTATTTGCCGCAGCGGCTCTCCCTTTCCAGATACCAAGTCTGGCGCGGGGAGCCGTCGGCGGTCTCGCCGGTGTAGAGTTTCGGGCCGTCAATGGGCGCGATGCCGAGCGCGGTGAGGGCGGCGAACAGGCGCGTGTCGTTGATGGAATGCGGACGCGCGGAGTAGGTGCCGGAGGGCTCGGACATGGGATCTAGGGCGGGTGAACCGTTAAAGGTTCAGAGTTAGGAGTTAGGAGTTAGGGGCTCCGTTAGGCACCGAGATCGGCGAACGGAGAGGCCCATAGCTGCGTGGAGAACCGGTGGAAGTCTTCGTTGTTTTTGGTCTGCGTGGTGCCGAGGTGGACGGTGTCGCCGTAGCCTGCGGAGGCGCTGGAGCGGTAGAAGTCGCCGGGGGAGTTTGCCAAGGTGACTAGTGCCGCCATGCGGGTGCTGAAGGCGGAGCTGGTCGGCACAAGGCCTTCGATGGTGATTTTGCGTTGGTCACCATACAGCGTGATGCCGACTTTTTCGCCGGTGTGATCGACGGTGATGCGCTGCTCGACCTCGAAGGCGTCGCTTTGCGACTGGATGATGAAGCCGGTCTGTGAGGACATGGCGAAGACGCCGTTGGTTCCGAGTTGTGTGGCAGCCATAGAGTGAAAGGAGGTTGACGGGGGATGGGTGTCAAAGGAGGGACAATGAGACAGGGAGACAATCACACGAGGTCTTTACCCATTGCGATGAGGTTGAGGGTGCAGGTGGTTTGATGCTGAGCGCGGTCGGGGTCGGCGGTCATTTCGACGCCGGCCCATTGCAGGAGGTAAACGTGCAGACCGGTCACTGTGCGGGTGTCGGGTGTGGCGATGTTTAGCGCGGTGCGGATGGTCTCGGTGTCGCACAGCCACGAGATGAGCTTCGCGGCCTCGGTCTTGTGCGTTTCGGCGGTGGTTTCGAGGTCGGAGATGTAGTGGACATTGATCACGACATCCATGACGCCAGGCATGGAGATCAGTCGCGGCGCCATGGACTGGCACTGCACGACGATGCGCGGCGAATCCACCGCGGCGGCGGATTGATGCGCGGTGAGCACCTGCGTGGTCGAGAGGCTCATGCTGGACTTCACGCCGGTGAGGTAGGCGGCGAGGGCGGATTCGAGCTTTTGGGAGAGGGGGGTGTGGTCGGGCATGGGGTGGCCTCGGGTTAAGGGTTAAGGGTTAAGGGTTAAGGGTTAGGAGGCTCATTCAGTGGCGGGGGGGAGGATGAGGTTCCAGAGGATGAGGGCGGCGAGGGAGAGGAGGAGGTAGGTGATCATCGGCGGGAGAATTGTTTTTTGAGCTCGGCCTCGATTTCGACCTGGATGCGTTTCGCGAGGCGGTTGCGGCGCTTGTTGCTATCGAGCACGAACTGCGTGCGGCGATCCACATCGGCCTGCCGGGAGTAGGGGACGGTGTTGGTGATCGTGTAGCTCACCTGGTTCGGTGTGATCTGCGCGAGGCAGGAGCCGGAGGCGTGTTTTTTCGCGGCGGAGGGCATGCGGACCTTGAGCTGTGTCGCGGCAGCCCCCCAGCCACCGGCGAGCATGCCGACTTTTTCCTGCGTGGCGGTGATGTAAGCCTTCAGCTTGGATTCTTCGCCGGGGAGGATCATCACGGTCGGCTTGCTGCCCTTCACTCGGCCCGTGCTTTTGCTGCGCCGTTGCTGGTGCTCGGCACCGCCATCGAAGCCGAGTTTCAAGCTGGCGATGAAGGGCGGCGCGGACTTGAAGAGCCAGTCGTTGAGCTGCGAGCGGTTGCCGCTTTGAAAAATGCCGTAGAATGCGGCGGCGGCTTTTTTCTTCACCGTTTTCATCACGTAGCCATAGACCCACGAGGGCGTGGCATAGACTTTGAGGATGTCGGTCTTCACCTGGAGCAGACCAGCGGCGAAGGCAGTGTTGCTCCTGCCACCCGAGACAAACGGCGCGCCTTGGTGGCCCGGTGGCGTGATGGCGATGATGTCGCGCACGAAGCCCATGGCATCCGTGCGCACGATTTTTTCGACGATGCGCTGCTTCGCCTCCGCGCTGAAGGCCGCATACGATGAGCGCAGGCTGCGAGTGTCGATGCCGCGCACGGTGAGCATAGCGGAAGCGGTTAGCCTTTGATGTCGAGCTTGAGCTGAAGCGCGGCGATGGCGGGGATGACGGCGGTGCCGGTGGCGGCGTCGGTGCATGCGATGCTCATGCGCACGTCGATCACATCGCCAGGCATGCGGCCGGAGGCGGTGAGATCGAAGGTCTTTTCGGCGAAGGTGGTCGAGTTGATCGAGGTCGCCGAGGTGGTGACGAGATCACTGCCGGTGGCGAGACCGCCGGAGCCGGTGACGTTGCGCACGTAGGCTTCAAAGTCGATCGTGCAGCTCGTATCGGCCGCGGTGGTGACCATGCCGGCATACGCTGAAAGGCGGATGGACTGGCCTGCGACGTATTCCGGAGGCAGGGTGATGAGGAAACGTGCGCGGCGGGTCGTGGCGCCTGCGGCTTTCAGATCGCCCGCGGTGATGTAGGGCGCGTCCGTGCCGAAGGTGCCGCCGGTGGAGATGCCGAGGTCGTCATTTGCGGCGGAGCCGATGATCGTGCCGAAAGCATCCCAGACGCGCAGGTCGCTGAAATCGACCGGATACGCGGCGAAGTCCTCCTGGATCATATTTGACCGAGTGATGCCGGGAAGGATGGAGTCGCCAAAGGTGATCGAGCCTTCGACGTTGAGATCGCCTGCGATGCGAGAGGTAGCCATGGCTGGCGGGGGGTGTCAAAAAGCCGGACGACCATCGGACAATCGGACAATCGGACAAGTAGACAGTGAGGCGGTCAGCGCACTTCTTGCTCGGCGCGGATGATCCACGTGGTCTCATGGGGATCGGCAGTGACGCTTTTGATGCGGTAGTCCACGCCGTCGTGCGTGATGATCTGACGCTTTGTGAGCGAGCCGGTGGTGTTGATGAGCCCGGTGTCCTTCAGCGCGTCGTGATCGACATGCGCGACGAGCGTCATGCCCTGCACGAATCCGCCCGCGGCCTGATCGATCTCGGCGCGGCGTGTCGTCACCGCCGCCTGGATCTGCCGCGTGCCGAGCAAAATGCGCCCCGGAAAGCCCGCACGCAAAGCGTCGAGAGACCGGCGGGCAGCGGCGGCGATGGCATCAGACAGCATGCCGGGTGGCGGGAGTCAAAAGGTGCAGTTCAATATACGAACGGATATGCGGCTTATGACTGGTGTCTGGAGTCTGGTGAGGCCGTTTCAATATGTGACTCAAGTTGTAGAATCACTGTTCTCTTTCGCTTCTGTCGTCGGCGGTTTCAGACCCACCCCAGCCCCCGCCGCCCGCCCTACCATTTTCACCCAGCGATATTTTGGCAGCGTTCGCACGCGGGTCAGCCCATGCTTCTGGCGGATTTCCTCTTGCTCGACACCGGCATTTTTCGCCCAGCGATGCGCGAGGCGACGATGGACTCGGCGACCGTTGGTATCCTCCAGATGCCACTCGGCTTGCGTCTTGCCGTGAAGCACAAAGCCTGCGGCTTTATAGACGTGCCCTTCGTGCCCGTGCTCCGGGTCGGCAAAGGCCAGCAGACATTCAAAGGCATATTCCCGCCGCAGGAACTTCGTAGTGATAGCGATGAAGCGAGACAGTTCGTAATTCATCTTCGGTTCTCGGCGGCACATCCGCTTTATTTCCATGAACGTCTTCACCCCGAGAAACGAAGCCTGAAACCGATTGCAGCCCATCCCATAGACGATGGTGGCATACAGCGACCCGTCCGCGAACAGCCCAAAGCAGACGACCTGCCCGCCGGGGATTTGCTGGCTGTAGTGCCACCGTTCGACGAACTTCGTCGCCGTGGGCAGGTTGATTTTCCGAATCGTAAATTGGAGCGCAGAGGTCGGACTTGAACCGCCATCGTCCCCTTGGAATAGGGGAAGCTCTACCGTTGAGCTACCTGCGCAAATTGAAGACTCCGCCCGCTCCGCCTCCCGCTCCATTCCCGTTTCCACGGCTGGGGTAATTTGAACGGGCGAAAGAGAACCAGCGAGTGCAGCGAATCCTGCGGGCGAGTTAGCCTTGGGTGTCATCGAACGTCCTCCCCGCCCGCAGGCTCGCTGACCCGCACGTTAGCCCTCTTCATCGTCCTCTTGAGGCGCGGGTTTGACGTGATCGGCCAGCGTGCGGAGACGTTGCATTTCACGCGTCAAAGCACACGCCACGTTTACGGGCATCGCATCGCGGTTTCTGTCGTAGTAGGCGGCGATGATGTTGGCGGCCCTTCCCAATTCCTCCGCTATCTGCTCGCCAACCCGGGGGCTAACCATACGATGGACGACGACACCCACAGCGTCTTGTCGCATGTGGGTTTCCGGCTTCGATTCTGCGTCTTGATTTGGCATAGTCATTTCCTTTCGTTGTGGGGGCTCGTCATCTCATCGTTACCTCTGATAAATCTGCTTTCGCACTTCCCGGATCACGCGGTGCATTTTCGTGCAGTCGCCGAAATGGTCATTGGCGACGGGTTTCCAAAAGCGGATGCTGCGTTGCGCGGTTTGTTTGGCGCGCAGCTCTTGGCCCGAGTGGCCTGCGATGATGTCGTGCCCTGAGTTTGCGGGAATCCACCAAAACGGCTGCGCTCGGCGGGAGATCGAGTCGATGTAGAGCGAGGATTTGAAGTAAAAATCGACGTAGGTGTAGAGCGCGAGGGCGGGATAAGTCGGGATGCGGGAGACATCGACGGGCTTGCCAAACTCGGCAGCCGATCCTTTCAGCGGCCACAGCCGGCCGCGGCTCGCCATACAGAGACGATAAACGCGTTCGGTGGCGTAGCCTGAGTCGATAGCGGCGGTGGCGATGCGGGCGCGTTTGGTGGTGCCTTTGATCGGCCAGTCGCGTTCAAGCACCGGCAGCAGATCCTCGATGGTGTGGACGGTGCCATAATCGACCAGCCAGGCGGAGCCGTCAGCGGCGGTGGCCTCGACGGTCCAATGCGTCTCGCGTTCGCCAGGGTCGGCGGTGAGTGTGAAATCGACCGGATCGACGGGACATTCGCCGAGCATGTAGGCATTGTCGCCCAGAGCACGGCAGTCGAGCACCTTCTGCTCGCTCACGGTGAACTCTTCATGCGACCATGGCAGGCCAAGGTATTGATTGTAGAAATCGGGCTTGCCGCCGGGTTGATCTTTGCGGCGAAGCCAGAGCGCGGCGAGGTCGCCAAAGCTCAGGAACGGCGAGAGCAGCGATGGGAGGTGGATGCCTTTGTCGGAGGGTGATGCGCGGTCATTCGTGGCGACGGCTTCTCCGCGGCGGACGATCTCATTTTTCAATGACGGGTCCCATTTGCAGCCGTTGACCAAGCATTCCGCCCAGGTGTCGCGGCGCACGGACTCGACGTCCCACCGGCCGACGAGATCGCGATGGTGTGCGGGCCATTTGATCGACTTGAAGAAGTCCATCACCTGCCATTCGTGGCAGTGCGGACATTGAACATGCCACAGATGCTGCGTGGAGTTCACCCACGACGACCAGATCGGGCCGTCGTCGGTCGTGCAGGTGCTGCCGCGCACGATTTTATCCACGCCGCGATAGGACAGCGTGCGCGCCTCGGCGATGCCGAGGAAACCCGGCGGCCATTTATCGACTTCATCATTGAGCAAGAAACGAATCGGGCGGGAAGCGAGGTTGTTTTCGCTTTGCGCGCCGGTGAGGCGCACGGTCATCGTGAGGAAACCTTGTTCGAGTTTCTTGATCGCATCCCGACCGCGTGGCGTGAGCTCTTTGATGCGCGGGCAGTCACGCAGCCGCGGCAGCCATTCGCGTTCGGACCAGCTTTGTGCGTTGTCGGTGGTCGATGTGAGGAAAAGCGCGGGGCCGGGATCTTCGGAAATCGCCCACATGAGCGCATTTGCCAGGAAAGTCGTGAAGCCGAGCTGCGCGCCCTTCGGGCATGAAATGGTGCGCACGTCGGAGTCACCGAACCAGCGATGGCACGGGATCAAATAGGCCGTGAAGTCGGGGTCGTAGAGGCCGGGGCGGTTCGTGAACCGCTCCGACATGTGGACATTCGACCGCACCCAGCTCAAAATTTCCGCCTTCGGACGCGGACGCCAGATCGTGCGGAGCTCGTCGCGCAAAGTTGGAGCGGTGGCCGTCATGCGGGAGATCCAAAGTCGATTTCCTCAGCGGCGCGGAGGATGACGCCGATTTCGGCGTCGAGCTGGGGCCGCACCTGGTCGCGCTGATTGTCGGGAATCCACGCCATGAGCCGCTGCGGGAGATTGGAGAGCAGCGTGCGCAGGGAGGCACAGTATTGAAGAAGCTGCGTCCGCGGCACGAGGTCGCCGCTTTTTGCCAAGATGTCCGGGTTATCGCCCGCCAGCTTGCGCAGGCCGTCGCGTTTCGCGTCCAGCACGCGGTGCAGGAGCGCCGCTGCCTCGAAATCACCCTTTTTCTCCAGCCAGCCGCAGCGGATCGCGAGGCGCTTGCACTCCGCCTTCGCCCGCAGGATCTCCGCCTCGATGCCCTCACCGAGGCCGTCATCGACGATGTGCTCCGGCGGCTGCACATCTGGGTCATCAAGCCACGCAGGACCCGCCACCTCGGTCTGTTCCGGCGCGAGCGACGGGAAGCCGTGCTTTTTACCCCACTCCCTGCGCCACATCAGCCAGCGCGGGTCAGGTGGATTGCTCGACCGCCAGGTGCGCACCGACCGCTCCGAGACATTGTGCGCCTCCGCACACGCCCGAAGCATCGAAACTTCCGCCTCTTTTCGCGACATTCCAGCCATTGCGGAAGTGCGGAAGTCAAACGGAAGCCACTACACGCCACTGCT